GTTATAGCCGCTTACGGTCGGTTCTGGGCGCATGACGGTAAAACAATCTACTGGTCTACGGACATAGCAGACACAGCATTTCCAGCCTTTGCAGCGGGGTCTAGTGGTCTTTTAAACATAGCCTCTGTACTGCCTAACAACGTAGATACTATTGTAGCCTTAGCGGTTCATAATAACTTCCTAATTATCTTCTGTCGTCATAACATTATTGTTTACTCAGGTGCTGATAACCCATCAGGGGCTTTCGGTCTTAATGATATTATTGTCGGTGTTGGTTGTATTGCTCGTGATAGTGTTGTACATACTGGTGCTGATCTAATCTTCTTATCTGATACAGGTGTCCGTAGTTTGGGTCGTGTTATTCAAGAAAAGTCATTACCTGTACGCGACCTAACAAAGAATGTACGTGATGATTTGATTTCGGATATATTGGAAGAACAACGTATTTCAGGTTCTACTGATAATGTCCGTGGTGTATATTCAGAGACAAATGCCTTCTACCTGTTATCTTTCCCTGCCCTTGAAACTGTCTTTGTATTAGACATGCGTCAAGCGCTTGAAGATGGGGCTGCTCGTATCACTGTCTGGTACTCCTATAAGGCATCTTCTTTTCTACGTAGACGCAACCGTGATTTGTTAATTGGCAAGGCAAACGGAATTGGTCTGTACGGTGGGTATGATGATAACAATGAATCTTACCGACTGCGTTACAGTTCTCACTATCTTGACCTAGGCGACCCTACAACAGTGAAGCTGCTAAAACAAATCAAGGCAACAGTTGTAGGCGGAAGTAACCAATCATTTGTTATTAAGGCTGGCTTCGATTATACCAACAACTCAAAGTCTTACCCGTTTCGTTTAGAGACAGGTGTAGTTTTTGAGTATGGAATTACTGAGTATAACATTGGTTCTTATTCAGTAGGGATTGTGCTAGACACTGTTAAAAGTAGCGTAGGCGGTAGCGGTAATACAATCCAGATTGGTTTTGAAGCTGATGTTAATGGTGATGAGTTATCAATTCAAAAGTTAGATATTTTCCTCAAAACAGGAAGGACAATTTAAATGAGTAATTATGTAAAGAGTACAGACTTTGCGGGTAAGGACGGATTAACATCTGGCGACCCTGCTAAGATTGTTAAGGGTACGGAGATTGATGATGAGTTTGATGCCCTAGCCGCCGCCATCAATAGTAAAGCTAATACAAACAGCCCTGCATTAACAGGAGCACCTACAGCACCTACAGCAACAGCGGGAACTAATAGCACACAACTAGCAACGACTGCTTTTGTTACTAATAAAGTTAATCTATCTGCTTTTACATTAATAGAGAGTGGTACTGATTTGTTAGTTAAGTATAATGGTACAACTATTGCTAAAATCACTTCCGCTGGTGCTTTTGTTGCTAAAAATGATGTGACTGCTTTTGGGAGTTTATAATGGCTATTCAAGGTTCAGGGCTTATTAAACTCTCTGACTTACAGGCTGAATTTACAGGCAGTAACCCTATTAGTATGTCTGAATACTACCGTAATGGTATTTATGTCACAGCTAACAACACAAGCGTTCCTACCTCTGGCTCTACAAGTCTTAGTAACTATTACAACGCTGTAAGGCAGTTTGCTTTTTCTATTTTATCAAGTTATACAACAACTCAAGATTTACGCGCTTTAGCATTGTCTGCTGGATGGGATGGGTCTGCTCCTGTTGTTGCAACTATTAACTCTGGTGTGACCATAAGAGGCGCTATTGGCGGAGGCGGAGGTGGTGGCGCATCTGTTGTTCCATATGGGTCTAACGGTATAGCTGGTTCTGCGGGTTCAGTTGGTTTAACTGTCTCTGGCTCATTCCCCGGTGGTGTTAGTTTGATAAATAACGGCACTGTTTATGGTGGCGGTGGCGGTGGCGGCGCTGGTGGCTCGACTGGTGCTGGCGGGGGTGGCGGAGCTGGCGGAGCTGCTTTAAGTATATCTGTACCCCTATCTATCACTAACAACAGCGTCTTTAGCGGTGGTGGCGGTGGCGGTGGCGGTGGTAGTGCTTGGGGTACTGGTGGTATTGTTCGCTCAGGTGGCGGTGGCGGCGGTGGTGCTGTCTACGGCCAATATGGTTCTGGTGGTAATTGGGAAGGTATTGACGGAGGCTCCGGAGGTAGTGGTACTGAAACCGCTGGTGGTGCTGGCGGTTATAATGACCAGAATAAGTCTACCGGCGGTGTGGGCGGAGCAAGAGGTGCGGTAGGAGCTACGCCTTACAACTCCTTTACTGGCGGTTATGGGGGCGCTGGCGGCGCTGGTGGTTCTTCCGTGGCAGGCAACTCTTATGTTACATGGGTTGCTACCGGAACTCGTTACGGCGCTTTAACCTGATGAAAATACCTGTTATAATTACTGACTTCTTTACCATATATACCGAGGCAGTTCAAGACGATGTTTTTATTCATATGGATGTCCTTAAATGGAATAAAAAGATAAGAAGCCAGTTTATAACAGAATGGAACGACTGGGCTAATAAACAAGGCAGGGATTTATTTGGTATGCCTTTCATAGATAATGACAAGATGGTTAAATGGTCTAAAGTATGTGGCTTTGACTTATTCGATAACTATACCTGTACAGATGGTGTAGTAAGAAAACTTTATATTTGGAGAAATACAAATGGGTGAAATAGTAGGCGCAGTAATTGGCGGGAATGCCACAAAAAGAGCAGCCTCAACCGCTGCAAATGCTCAGATAGAATCGTCAAGAATGGCAGCGGAGGCGGCTAAGTTTAGGCCATATGCTATTACCAGTGGCTTTGGTAAGAGTATGTTTGATACGGAAAACGACACAGCTTCTTACGAACTTGACCCACAACTAGCTGCTTATAGAGATCAGTTGTATGGGCTAAGTCAGCAAGGGATGGGGAATATTAATTTAGACACCACACAAGCGGCTCAAAACTATTATAACCAACAGCAGGATTTAATGGCTGGAGGTCGAGGTGCTGAAGACATAGCCCTACGCCAGCAACAATTACAAGGTGGTCGTATTGGTTTAGGATTATCAGGTGCTTCACAAGGTGCGGGTGCAGGAACAGGGTTTGTTAATCCTGAACAGTACCAGATGCAATTGGCTAGAGCGCAGACTGACCAACAATTAGCGGCTAATTCAGATCAAATGGCTAGAGGGCAGTTGGATAGTGACATTGCTCGTGCTACTGGGTTGTTTAACACCGGTGCGGGTGTAGAGCAACTAGGTCAATCCACACTGACAATGGGTGCTGACATCGGTAATAAGCAAGCTGCGGGTCAAAACGCACAAGCTAGTGCATTGTTACAAGGCGGAATGGGCGCTGCTCAAGCTAACTTGGCTGGTGGTTTAGGCCAAGGAGCAATGTTTAACAATATAGGGAAGTCCATAGGTAATATGGGTTATAGTACTAGTGACATATACAAAAGAATGTTTAGCCCTAAAAACGATATGTATAGTGGCTCATCAATGCAATACGAATAAGGAAACACAATGGCTACAAATATTGCAGGATTATTTGGGAACACCTCTAAAAGCCCTATGGACTACCAGAACGAGATGCTTCAAGGTATGCTTGTCTCTCCCGGTCAAATGGGAAGCCAAGGACTTCTACAGCAAGTTGTCTCACAGATGGGTAACGCAGGGGCGCAGATAGGTGCTGGCGTTGGTGGCTTACTTGGTGGTAAGACTTCAGCTCAAGTGCGGGACTCTAGTATCAACGATGCGCTCCAACGTGTATCTCAGGGTGGTTATGCCACTGAGTTTGAGAAGATGAAGGCGTTGTCAGAAGAGTTTGGTCGAATGGGTATGGGTGCTGAATCTCAACAAGCATTGGATAGGGCTTCCTCTTTACAGATGAATGAGCTTAACATCCAGAAAGCACAGAAAGATTTAAAGCAACCAGAGTACAAAGACTTCACATCCATAAGAATGGTTATGAATGCATCGACAGGACAGGTGGAGCCTAAGGAGTTTAAAGAAACACGTAGGTTACAGGCTGATGGTTCTTACCGAGCTGAAGACGGAGGTGCGGAAACTACGGGGAACCCTGAAGGTCCTGCGTTAACCGGACCACAACAAGAACGTGTTGATCGGAATGCGCGAACGACTGGTGGTGGTGGTGGTGGTGGTGGAGGCGCTCAGTCTTTCCCAGTACCTCAACAACAAGCTACGCCCGGACAACCTATACCTCAGCAAGGTGTAGGGCGTGCTCAGCTAAATCAACCACAACAACTTGAACAACAATACTACGACCAACAAGCGGATATGCAACGGAGACAAAAAGCTGCGGATACAGAGGCGGAAGTTGATAGGTTACAACGTGAGATGCCTATCCCGCCTTTCAAGTCTATAGCGGCTAAAGAGGCAGCAATGGCTAGAGCAGTTCAGGCTGGGGATGCTACATTAGCTCGTAGAATTAATCAGACCCCTCCGTTTTCAAATTAAAGAGAGTACAGCATGGCAGCCACTGAATTTAGAGAAGGTATTGATTGGAAGTTAGTACCTGATGCGGACTTGGATTTTATAATTGCTAATGATTATCCTTCAGTGTCAGACGCTACACTCGACTACTTAAACGATGAAGGCAGTTCGATGGATGCCTTCACTGCCAATGCTGGTCGGGCAATTACTTCAGGTCTTCGTGGCCTTGGTATCTACCGACCAGACGAAGCAGAGGATTTGGACGCAGAACGTAGGGCGAGGATGTTACAGGACACTAATCCCGCTATGGCTATATTGGGTGGTGTTGTAGGTGGAGTTGCTGAACCAGTTTCTTTACCCTTTTTCTTCCTAAAACCTATTAAAATAGCAGGGGCTATTGCAACCGCAGCCGCCCGTGGTACTGTCTCTGGTGCTATCTACGGTGGTATTGAACCTGTCTATGATGAGTTCAACGACAGCCGTATGCTTAACATAGGTGTGGGTGCGGCTTTTGGTGGTGTTATCGGCGCAGTGGCGGGTAAGATTGCATCTAAGTTTGGATTCGACCCTAAGTCCCCTACATTAAAAGACGACATAGCTAAAGCTCCTGAAGAGACGCAAGCTAGGATGGAAGCGGAGATGGAGGCCGAGATAGATGCCAACAAGGTGGTTAATTCCCCAGAAGAAGCACCTAGAATGTTAGGCTGGAATGGTAAGACAACCGAGGCAGAAGAAGTTAACATTGACTTCGGTGGTAAGCAGTCGAGATACAATCCTGAGTTGAAGTCAATGGAGACAGTCGAAATGGCTCCACCTACAGTTGACTTCAGTGTCCCTGATTTTATTAAAGGTAAGGTTAAGATTGCTAACACTGCTGCTAATGGGCTAGACGACATCGATGAAGCCTTGTGGCACATTGGTGGCCCTAATGCTCAGAAGGCTGACATTGCTTTAACATCCCTAGCTGAGCGTACAGGCTTAAAGCATAAAGAGTTAAAGCTGATGGCGCAGACTGCACGTAAGGAGATTGTCAAGCGCTCAGGCTCTGTTACTAAGGACGGTAAGCTGAACTTCGGTAAGCAGCCTACAATGATAGCTGCTAATATCCGTAACCGTGTTGACCCTCCTCGTGAGGTTATAACCCCTATCCAGCCTAAGCGTATTAACCTTCAGGATGGATTAGACATTAACGAACGGGAGTTACTGAAGAAGGCTGGTGTGTTCATGCGAACCAATGCGAAGGGTAACATAACCTTCCATGATGCGATGAACGGCTACAAGTTCATACCCGGTAACGTGCTAAAAGAGCGCATGAACGCTGTCGGTATCGACCTCGACATTCCTCAGTTTAAGCAGAAGTCAAAGGTAGAGGAAGCGATCAAGCAAGCAGAGCCTGAAATGAAGGCTGATGCTGATGCTAGAATGGCGCAGGAGTCCCCAGAAACGCCTACAAGCCCTTCTAAGGCACAGACTGAGGCTACCCCCTTAGACAACCTAGATGTAGCGCCTGAGGCCATTGGTATTCCTAAGCAACAACGTAGTGTTGGTTCTGCTGGTGTTGACCCTAAGACCTACCTTGGTCGAGAGATGATGCCTAACACTTCAAAGAAAGTGGCTAAAGGAGGTATTACGGCTGAGAAGGTGTTGTTAAAGATGCTAGAGAATGACGACCCTAGAATTGCTGTCCCTAAAGATGGTGACAGGGCAGTCCAAGGCTCAGGCTCTTTTGCTGGTTCAAAGCAACGGGGTGCTGCTGAACTTAGAAAGATTATTGACGAGCATGGTAACATACCTGAGTTTATATTAACACGTAAAGGCGACCCTCGTGGTATGTCCGATGCTGAGACTGTTGCAATGCGTTGGTTTCATGCCGATGCAATGGCTAACAGAGCTATCTTGTTAAATAAGTTAAAGGACATTGTTGCCAAGCAAGAAGGTTTAGATACTCCTGAAGTAGCTAAGATGGGTGAAGACTTGGTTTATTATACAGGTGTCGATATGTTTATGAGAAATGAAGGCTCGAAGCTCAGTCGTGCTTTGAATGCTAGACGTATTCTCTCACAAACTATCGCACAAGGTCAGACTCCTCAGACCAAAATGATGAGGGGAATGTTTCCGGGAATGAGTTGCAAATGAGTGAAGTAAACGTATCAGTCGCATGCCAGAATGAGTTAAAGAAGCTGGGCGAAGTTATGGCTAAAATAGACGGAGCTGTTGTCAATCAAAAAGAAATTGATAGCATGCTCCGATCTTTAGTCAAGGACGGTCTTGAGCAGAAGAAACCTAACTGGTTCCAAATGTATAATGAGGTTATCATTAACGGTATGTTGTCTGGCCTTGGAACACCCTTGGTCAACTTCGTATCCAACATGGTACAGACTTTAGCTAAGCCTACATTAGGTGTTATTAGCTCTACTTTTAAAGATAAGATAGCTAAGCGTGAGGCACGTGCTTTGTTCTCCGCCGCTTTTGAGGGTATGGGACAAGACATGGTGTTTCTGAATAAGGGGTTTCAGACAGGAGTGCCAGTAGATTTTGAACTTTCTCCGGCTGCATTAGGTATGAGTCAAAAGAAGTTCAACGAGTATATGATTAACTTAGGTGCTAAGGTTGACCCACGCACAGGTACGGTTTCCCCTGCGGAGGCTAATGCTGTGTTGAAGGGCAGCTATGATTACATAACTAAATCTATTCCCGGCCCTGCGGGTGAATTCATTCGGATACCAACTAGGTTAACGGTCGGGATTGATGAGTACTTTAAAGCCCGTCTACGTAACCAGAAAACTTTAGCCTTAATTAGCCATAAGGCTTCCTTGGACGAAGAGAATAACTTAGGCACTTACGAAGAGTTGTTTGAGCAGTACAAGAAGAAGGCTTTCTACACTATGAAGGAACCTCCTGCTGGTTTAGACAGTAAGGGTATTTCAGAGTGGAACATAAAGGAAAGCCAGCAACGTGCTAACTACGCTGATAGGTTAGAAGCAGTGTTTGGCGGTGATGTTAGATTTTCGACTGCCCTCTACGATGTACGTAACTATGCAACTGATGGGACGTTTCAAACGAAGCTGACCGGTATGTTGGAGAAGATCAGTAGTGCTAAAGGGCAAGGCGAGACTATAGGTCAAACCATTCTGTTACAGGCTATTCCATTTCTACGCACACCGTGGAACTTAACACTAGAAGGTATTAGCTATGTACCGGGTCTTGGTATTGCTATTAAGCCGGGAGTGTCTAAGACCTCTATGAAGATGAGGAAGGCTGCTGACGGCACTGAGTACCCTGTATTTGAAACCAACGTAGTTAAGATGGGTAGAGATGAGGTTGCAGCCCGTCAAGTGGTAGGTTTCGGTATGGTGACTACTATGGCTGCTTTATGGGCGGATGATAGGTTAACTGGTTCTATACCCGACAGCGCTCAGGACCGTGCCCAATGGCAAGCTAACGGTAAGCAAGAGTTTTCTATTAAGGTCGGAGATACGTGGGTTAGCTACCAACGTGTAGAACCTTTCTCAACTTCTATGGGCTTAGCTGCTGATAGTTTTGAGTTAGTTAAGAACCTTACCAATGGATCTATTCAGCCGGGGAAAGAGATTGAGGAAACTAAGGCTGCTGCTTTTGGTTTGTTAAAGTCTAACATCCTACAGAAGACATTTATGCAGGGTTTTGCTGACTTACTGGCTACAATGGAAAGTCCACAGAAGGCTGAGACGTTCTTAGCTAGCATGGCTAAGCGTATGGTTCCAGCTATTTCCAACACTGTTGCCCGTGGCTTTGACCCTGTAGAGCGTGAGGCAGTGTCGGTTGCAGATAAAGTTGCTCAACGTATCCCCGGATTACGTCAAACACTTCCTGAATCTTACGCCTTATACAGTGCAGACCCTAATAATCCACAGCCGCGTCAGACTAACTTAATGCAAGCGGCTACGGGCTTTGGTGTTAGTGCTATGCCTACGGAATTCCAACAACGTATGCAGGCTTTGGGAGTTAAGTTTTCACCTAAGTCCGCGACTATGAGTAAGGTTAAAATGGATGCGGAGGAATTAGCTGACTACAAGAGGTTTATTAATGAGAACGCTTCCCGTGTGTTCGGACAAGCAATCTCTGGCCTTGAGCGTATGCCTAATAAGCAAGTAGCTCAGCGGCAAGCAAGTCGCATAATGAGTAACGCCACAAAGATGGCGCGGTTTAAGCTGATGCAGAAATACCCTGAGTTGAGGGAACAGATTCTAGCTCAAAGCAGGTATGACAAGTTTGGTATAGTAGAAGAGTAGAAACAGAAAAGCCCCTATGTAGTGATACATAGGGGCTTTTTTTTGCCTAGTTATCTAACAAGGACACATCTATCTCATGGAACTCACCAACCAATATCTTAAAGAATGGTAGGCTAATAGCTAATCCCTCAAACCCTGTCATTATAGTTCTACGTGTTCCTTCCTCATCCTCTGAATCTACAATGTAACATGTTTCAGTAGCATTCTCAATATCAAGACCAATACCTAACCTCATCTGCATAGAGAACTGCATGTTAATACCCATCCCTTGCATCTTCCCACTTCGTCTTGGCGATGATGTAATTCTTCACCAGACTACTACGGACAATATCGTCAATACCAAACTCTATCTCAGTGAACTCACCCATGTTACGCAAGATAGATAGAAAG